GTGGATACGAGCGAGCGAGGGATTCCCTCGTTTCACACGTGTGTGCCCTCGGGACGCGTCAAGAGTTCTTTACTCTTGACATGCCAAAAGTCGGAAAACTGTTTGACAGTTTTCTTGCTGCTGGATGCGCGCTCCCTCGGAAGGAGGTTCGACTGATTCTCGAACGCGAAGTGGGATGTCCGTCCATTATGGACTGGTATTTCCGCGTTGCGTTCAGAGAAGATTTAACAGTCGATCCGAAGTCATCGAGCATCGTGAAGTTTGTTAGGCAGGTATGTTACCTGTTTTACAAACTGCGCGGCGGTGAGCCGGCCGAGTCGCATTCTTTGGCTCTCGACAGATTTGTCGAGGTTGATGCCGAAGTTGGTCAACTTTCTTTCCAAAAGGAAGGTGACTACGCGTACTTGGCCGTCATGAGGTCTGTGCTCCACCACTTAGTGGGGGGGTTTGATCCTCGTGACATCATCCCGCGTCACGGTCCGGGTGCTGTTTCTACTGGCGAAAAGCCATGGGAAAAGATGAACTTTAAAAGGTTCGTCCCGCGATTAGATGAGGAGTATCCCTATACGGAATACTTCTTTCTGAACGTGGAGCATCTGTCTCACCATCTTCACGACTTGCAGGGTATGCAAGTATGTGAGCCTTCGGCCAAGGTTGTCTTGGTTCCGAAGGACAGTCGGGGTCCTCGCATTATTTCTTGTGAGCCATTGGAGTTCCAATGGATTCAGCAAGGTTTAATGCGATCCCTAACCAGATGGATTGAGGAGCATCCCCTGAGCCGAGGTCGTGTGAATTTCACCGACCAGCGGATTAATCAGGAGCTAGCGCGTCTCGGTTCGCTTAACGGCGATTCCGTTACCCTAGACTTAAAGGATGCCTCAGATCGTGTGTCATTGGAGCTTCTTGAGCGAGTGTTACCCGCGCAGCTCTATCGAAAGATAGCTGCGTCACGTAGCCTCACCACTCAATTGCCCGATGGCAGGACAGTGGAGTTGAAGAAATTCGCCCCGATGGGATCAGCAATGTGCTTTCCCATCATGGCGTTGATTATCTTCGCTTCCGTTGTCACATCACGCGTCATTAGTCGCCGCAACTCCATTCGAGTGTCCACCCAGGACATTCTCGAAGGCGCGAAACACGTTACCGTGTTTGGAGATGACCTCATAGTTCCCTCGTCATGCTATCGCATGGTCAAGGAAGGGCTTGAAAGGATTGGGCTTATGCTCAATCCCGACAAGTGCTGCTTAGGCTCCTTTTTTAAGGAGTCGTGCGGTGCGGATTGGTTCCGCGGAGTTTCTGTAACTCCGCTGCGAATCAAAACCCTCTTCCCGTGGGACAAGTCGCCTGAAGGGCACCTAGCCACTATCGCTTACGCTA